CCTGTAGAAGGTGGACGGGTGACTTCTGGTGATTGCCTTAAAGGTAAAGGAGCTATGGGTAAGCGTCCGCTGGGGAGTTGTTGATTACCACCAAACGGAATATTAAAATTAAGTTTACCAAATGCTCCTTGTTCACGATCATAACCAGCTTCCGCATCAGCAGTTTGTCCCAAAGGAAAAGCTACCTTTGCTCCTGGATTATCCTTAGTAAAATTACCACTTAAGGCACCAATTGGAGTCTGTAAACCGATTTCTTTATTTCTTGCATTTACATCTACACCAAAGCCATTTCCAAAAGACAAATTCATCCCTCCTCCCAAGGGATCAATAGTTGCCCTGCCCGTATTATTTACATCATTTAACTGTAAAGGGCCACCTGTAAAAGCACCAAATAAATTAGCTGCAGTTGAAGAATGTTTTAAATGAGTCGGAGATGGTATCACCCCAGTTAGCTGGGGTAAGGCACCAAGTATCTTAGGCGCATTTAAGGTATTTAATAATTCTTGAAACGGATTCATTACTAATAATTTCCAAGATTTCTTCCATAATTTTCAAGCCTTCTTCTATCTTTTTCTCCCTGGCTATTTTGCATTGATTCAAGTAAATTAGCAAATCCTGTCAGATCATCTGGAGCTTCTCCTAGCATCCCACCAACATTACCTATATCTTGTCCTCCTGGAAAAGCCTGGGCTAAGAACATACCAGGAGCACCTCCGCCAAAAGCCATAGGTGCCTTAGGAGGATTCTTTAAGAAGTCAGGAGGATTCTTTAAGCGAATTTCACCAGGGCGGCCTGCTCCCGTGTTAAGCATATATTGTCCTGCATCAGGATAATATTTAATAGGTGAACTAGGACCCTGATTTTGTGCAAGTGACATTTCTTCCGTCCCAGGACTGAAGGCGTTACCTGCAAATAACCTGCCAATTCGATTATCTGGTGCACCGGGGATATTATCATACCCGCCTATTGGCCTTTGCATTTATTTAATATCAGTTTTGTTTATTCTACCAACCTTTACTCTTCTATCACATCATATCCAGAAGAATCGTTAAGTTTTGACAAGGTTACTCCAGGGCCTTTTAGATTCCATTCAAGGATATCTCCTTCTTCCCAACCTAGTTCTTCTATTACATCTTCTGGAAGAGTAATAAAGAAATCACCTTTGTCATCTTCTTGAATCTCGATTGTGTAATCCATGGTGTTTACTGTTTCTCAATTAGTTTATCAAGCTTACTGTTAATTAGTTTAAAATTATCTTGCATTTGCTGCATCTCTCTTAAGAAATCTACTTTTAAAACATATTCTATTGGTAGCCTGTGATACATCGAGTTGATGTTGCTATCAACGGAATCCATTTGGTTTTCTAAACGATTGATACGTTCATGAAAGCGGCTAAACAATTTATTTACTGCCCATCCTCCGCCTGTACACAAGGGCACCATAAAACCAACAATGACTAGCAGGTAATCTGGTCCCAAGAAATTAGTACCTCTTTCTGTTACCATTATAGGGGTTAGTAATCAAACTGCAGCTTACCTTTTTTCGCAAGTCCAGTAACCAACCACACCAACGCATCAACACAATCATCATGGCTACTTACACCGAAATTAGTGAGTTCCTCAAAGAGATTAGTGAAGTTCCTGTACCGATTAAAGATTATTTTACGTTCTTCAAACATCCCTATAATACCTCTAAACCGTGCCAACTTATCTGCACGGAAACCTTTGACGGGATGCCAAATCAAGTTGTGGAGACCTTCGTCATTAATACAGATCCGTTTAAAATCTGCTTCTAAGGAAGCTTGATATTGAACAGCTTCAGACCAAATATCACAATTGGAATAGGTAGGGAAATAATTATTGCTTTCATCTTTACCAATAATCGACCAATCATTAAGCAATTCTTTCATTGCATCTAATTTTTCTAGATTTCCCATGGCACGTATCCGGCGATAATCAATGATATGTATACGATCATCAATACGTCCCCCTAGTACCATTACGGTGTAATCATTCTTTTCTTTTATCCCTGCTGATAAATCAACACCAATCCCAAGGGTATCAAATTCGGTTGCAATTTCTGCTTTAACGATTAGTTCTGGTGCCAAGGAAAGTTCTCCTTGTCTTACGATTTGATTCATATATTGAAAAGAGAATGCAACTGGAGCTTGCCGTTTCTTTTCTTTTAAGTAATCTAAGGACCACATTTCAGGCCAATAAGAAAGCTCGTCACCTGTTTTTGGATCTGTATGTATTGCAGATAAAACAATCTGTTGCCAATTATTTTGTTCAGTGAATGTTGTTGCATGAATATCGTCATGTCTAAATCTAGTCCCAAGGCAGATAGCACGTCCTCCTTCAAACATAGTTGGTGCGATAACAGCATTCCAATTTTCTTGCATTGATTTACGGATATCTGCATTAGCAATATCAGATGCACTTTTTATACAGTCATCAATCAATACTAGATGTGCTCGTTTAGATGTCACTGAACCTTTTAAACCTGCCGCACATAAGGTAAACATCTCATCACCGATACCATCGATGCCAGCAAACTTATGATCTATTGACCAGTACTCATTACTGGTGACATTCTTTAGTAGACGTACGGTAGGAAAAACCTCTTGATATTTACGACTTTCAATAATACGTTTAATAGAAGCAGATTTAGGACGTGCGATTTCAACAGTATATGAAAGATAAAGAATTTGTAAAGGTTTTTTAGCCATGGTATGTATACCAATAGCCCATGCAGTAAACAAACCTAAAACCGTTGATTTTGCACTCCCGCGAGGACCTAATAGATCGATATTAGCTCCTGCTATTCGTAATAAACAATTGCTATCGATATCAGTAATGAACTGTCTGTGCCAATCTTTATGATGTGCAGCAGGTGGTTTATTTGCTACATACTCACAAAAGAATCCAAAATCTTCTCGTGCTCTTGTTACAAGCTCTAAATTATTAGTTGGTTTAAGAGTATGATTTCTTGCTGCTGCTCTTGCATTTCGCCTATAGGCTAAATGTAAATAAGAAGGCATTACAGAAAATCAACTAGATCAAATATAGCTTAAGATCCGGTCTTTTGTTGTTTATACTTACGTGCTTTTTCTAAAGCTGCTTTACGTTTTTCTTTATCGTTCATGGTAGAGCCATCTTGTTTTTTAGCTTCTTTATTTTTAAAGATTTCTAAAACTTCTGGTGGCATACGTTTTGTAGCCATTTATCTTTCGGTACGACGTAAAAGATCAGCTGCTTCTTCATCAGAAAACCGACCTGACCTTCCTGGTCCCATAGCAATTCCTCCTTTAGCAGGAGTTTTAAACTCTTGTTCTGGTACAGGTTGATTCATTACTTGCCGTCCTTGGGTACTAGGAAAGTACTCAGAAGATGGTTGTTGTTGCATCCGTTGAGATTGATTTACCATGTCATTCATTTGTTGACGTTTCATTGCTTCCAACATAGCTTCCTTCCCGGGAGTATCCCTTTTCCCTTCGGGACCAGAAGTTTGTTTATTAGGGGCTCCCATCAGTGCCTCACTTGCCCTTCCTGGCACGTAAACGATCCATCTTAGCCTTCATATCCTCTTCCTTACCAACAGGCTTCTCAGCGCCTTTAGCAGGCATTGCACCTTTAGCTGTACCTTTAGCGGGAGGCTTAGGTGGAATTGCTTTACCTGCTGCTTTAGGAGCTTCCTTTTTTGATGGGATTTTACCAGCCATGTTTGTTACCTTAGTAATAAATTTATTTTACAACATTATTCTTCTAATTGCATACGTGCCCACACACTCATTGCTGCTTCTTTCAATGGATTTTCAATAGGATCATCTTTAAAAATAAATGCTAACTCACGAATAGCGCGATCTGCCCCAGCCATAAGCAAACCTTTACGATCTTTATTAGCTGTATATTGTTCTACTTGATGGATGGTGCTACGTAATTCTTTTTCCATTGACGCAATACGTGCTACACCACTATCACGTTTTACCCCATAGCTTTCTATGTCATCTCTAAGAAGACGTATGTCTTCTTTCATATGATTAATTTCATCTAATAGTACACGTCGATGATCAGGCTTAGGATATTTAAGCTTAATCCAATCTTCACATGAAGTAATGCTACTTACATAACCAAGGAATCTTGCATAAAGAAAACATTCTATAACAGAATAGTTCTCTGCACAAAACGAAATAAATGATTCATAGGTTCCAGGGTCTAACCCATCTGCCCAGGCATCAAATACTTCAATATTTGTAAGCTCTTTGGGCCTGTCGATTATCTCGTTCTTCGTCGCTTTGACTAAATTCTTGCCTTTGCTGGGTACTAGCACGTTCTTCTTCTG